CCAAAATCTTTAACACGAATTGTTGCACAAGGTGAGACACTAAGTGGCATTGCAATAAAATCTCAAACCACTATTGATGCTATAATGAAAGCGAATCCACAGTTAACAGATCCAAATAAACTTAGAGCAGGAGCAGCAATCAATATTCCTTCTCCACCACCACCAGCAGCAGCAGCAGCTATTGAAAACCCACAGGCAGCAGAAGGTGGTATGTTCAGTGGGCTAAGATCAGGATTTGATGCAATTCTTAAAGGCGTACAAGATGCGTTACCAACAGCAGAAAGTATAGAAAAGACTGTTACAGAACTTACATCAACTGCTGAAACAAAATCAATAGACAATGTGCGTGCTGCAATGATTGAAGTTAGAGATCTAATTAAGAGCCAAAATGAGTTACTTACCGATCTACTGGATCATACCAAGACTGGTGTCAGGGTACAGAAAGATATCAGAAGTAACGGTTTTTAATTAAATACTAGTATAAAGAAACGGTAAGACATGAGCTGGCGAAAATATTTTAAAGTAGTAAACAATGGTAGTGCTAGCCCAATGGGCAGCGTTCCATCATCTGGATTTGCAAAAGATAACGTTGCTTTCCGCAACTATCAAAGTCAATTACCAGAAGTTTACACTGGACATCCCAATCGTATTGAACGTTATAATCAATACGAATCCATGGATCAAGACAGTGAAGTTAATGCTGCACTGGACATCATTGCAGAGTTTTCCACACAGAGTAACCCTGTTAATGGCACACCATTCAGTATCGAATTTACAGAAGATCCCACCAATACTGAAATTGAAATTGTTAAGGAACAGTTAAAGAACTGGTGTGAACTTAACGAGGTTAACAAAAGAATCTTTAAGATTTTCCGAAACGTACTAAAGTACGGTGATCAAATCTTTATTCGTGATCCAGAAAACTTCAAACTGTTCTGGATTGACATGGCTAAAGTAACTAAGATCGTTGTTAATGAAAGTGATGGTAAAGAGCCAGAGCAATACTGGATCAGAGATATTAATCCAAACTTTCAAAACTTAACAATGACTAATACTTTTCATACAGATCAGTACACACAAAGTACCACAGCAAGTTCTGGTGCTTATCAAATGCCCAATGCTCCTTACACAACAGGTGGCACACGATTCCAGCATCAGTTTAATGAAATGCCAATACATTCAAAGCATGTCGTGCATCTTAGCATGACAGAAGGCCTGGATGTTAACTGGCCTTTTGGTATTAGTGTACTTGAAAGTATCTTTAAGATCTACAAGCAAAAAGAACTGCTTGAGGATGCTATCCTGATCTATCGTATTCAAAGAGCACCTGAGCGTCGTATCTTTAAGATTGACGTTGGTGACATGCCCAGTCACATGGCTATGGCATTTATTGAACGTGTTAAGAATGAAATGTATCAGCGTCGTATCCCAACACAAACAGGTGGTGGGTCAAACGTTATGGATGCCACTTATAATCCACTTAGCATGAATGAAGACTTCTTCTTTCCTGTAACAGCAGATGGGCGTGGTAGTTCTGTAGAGACATTACCAGGTGGTCAAAATCTAAGTGAAATTGACGACTTGAGATATTTCAATAATAAGATGTTTAGAGGTCTACGTATTCCCAGCAGTTATCTACCAACAGGCCCAGAAGACAGTACTAATACTGTCAATGATGGTAAGGTAGGTACTGCACTTATTCAGGAATATAGATTTAATCAGTACTGTAAGAGATTACAGCAACGTATTATTGATGTTCTTGACTTTGAGTTTAAGATGTTCCTGCGTTGGCGTGGTATTAACATTGACAACAGTGGTTTTAGGATTGAGTTTGTTGAGCCACAGAACTTCAGCAAGTACAAAGAGACAGAAGTTGACAGTGTTCGTATTGGTAACTTCAATCAAATGACTCCGGTTACATTTATAAGTAAGAGATTTATTCTAAAGAAGTACCTAGGGTTAACTGACGAAGAGATTCAAGAGAACGAAAAGCTCTGGGCTGAAGAGAATAATGAGGGCAAGGAACCTGATGCATCTCTCAGAAGTGCTGGTGTAACTGCTGGTAACATCAGTTCTGACATGGATCTAGCAGGTGGCGCTGAAGTTGGGCCTGCTCCGGAATTAGGTGCCGAATTAGGCGCTGAGCCTGGTGGTGCAGAAGCAGGCGCGGCAGCACCTGAGGCTGGAGCCGCACCGCCCGTATAAATTTGATTTATGGTAAATAATATTATGATACTGCAAGAATTCTTTAACCCACGTGATCAGGATGATCAGGACAAGTTCAGAAATGAAAAGGAAGATAACACTATCTTCAAGCCTTCTGATACGAGAAAGATCCGTCTTACACTGCGACAGTTAAACCGTCTCAGGATGTTAAGTGATTCTAGACGTATTGAGTATAAGAAAGAATTAGAGCAAGTTAAGAGACAATATGGTGCCCCTCCTGCAGATGCAGGTGGTGGCATGGGCATGTAATTTTTATTAACTAAGCATATCATATGGATTGTGAACCAGGTAATTAATTGTACAGACTATCAACGAATCACTTTTTGATCAAACCGATCAAAAAACGTGTGTTTCTGTACCTTTTTTGTGCTCCGTATTAAATACATTGTTACGTATAAGCCGTAAGGAGCATATTATGAACGACAAGTTTAAAAAACTTATTGAATACATTGTTAATGAGGACGAAACTCGTGCTCGTGAGCTCTTTCACGAAATCGTTGTTGAAAAGAGTAGAGAAATTTACGAATCAATGATGGATGAGGAAGACCTAGACGAGAACTATGGTGCATTTGAAGCTGACGCCTCTGATAGCATGATTGATGATGTTGAAGGCGACATCGACAGTGATGAAGAAGGCATGGACAGTGCAGGCGATGAGCTTGACAGCGAAATGGACATGGTTGACGACGAAGGTGAAATGGGCGGTTCAGAAGAAATTGAAGATCGCGTAGTTGACCTAGAAGATGCACTTGATTCCCTAAAGGCTGAGTTTGAAGAACTCATGAAGGGTGAAGACGGCGACGAAGACATGGGCGACGAAGACATGGAAGACATGGACGACGAAGACATGGGTGACGAGGACATGGACGACGAAGACATGGAAGACATGGACGACGAGGACATGAAAGAAATGAAAGACTCTGACGAAGATGACATGGACGAAATGTTCATGCGTGAGTATAGAGAAAAGGCCCCTAAGCCATCTAATTCTGAAGCTTCTGGTACAAATACAAAGAGTACAGTAGCTGGTAAGAACGACATGGGCGGAACTACTAAGAACCTAGTTCAAGGTGGCGAAGCTAAGGGTCGTACTGCACCAAGTGCAAAGACACAAACATCAGCTGCTGATCCACGTGACTACAAGACAGGCACAGCCCCAAAGCCAGTGCGTAGTGAAGTTGGTGGAATCAACAAGACTGCCCCAATCGGATCTAAGTAAGGATCATTTAGATGAATTTATATCTTAGAGAGAACTTGACATTCGAACAAGCTAGAATCGTTACTGAAAGCGCAAACGAGGGTAAAGATCTCTACCTAAAAGGTATATTCATTCAGGGCGGTGTCCGCAATGCCAATGAACGTGTGTATCCCGTTGACGAAATAGAAAAGGCTGTGAAGTCAATAAACGAGCAGCTAACCAACGGATACAGTGTTCTAGGCGAAGTAGACCACCCTGACGATCTAAAAATTAATTTGGACCGTGTATGTCACATGATCACTGATATGTGGATGGACGGTGCAAACGGTTTCGGTAAACTTAAAATACTTCCAACACCAATGGGCAACCTAGTTAAATCAATGCTGGAAAGCGGAGTTAAGCTGGGTGTATCAAGTAGAGGAAGCGGCAACGTTAATGAAGGTTCTGGTCATGTAAGTGACTTTGAGATTATTACTGTTGACATAGTTGCACAACCTAGTGCTCCAAGTGCATACCCAAAGGCCGTTTATGAAGGTCTCATGAATATGCGTCACGGGTATAAGACACTTGATATGGCGAAAGATGCTATATCAAATCCTCAAGCACAAAAGTACCTCAAGGACGAAGTAATTCGTTTAATTAAAGACCTAAAGTTGTAATTTAGGAGAGAAATATGTTTAATGCTATCAAACCATTATTGGATAGCGGTGTAATTACTGAAGAAACACGCTCAGCCATTCAAGAAGCCTGGGAAGGCCAATTGAATGAAGCACGCGAAGAAGTTCGTGCTGAGTTACGTGAAGAGTTTGCACGCCGCTACGAACACGATAAAGACGTAATGGTTGAGGCTCTTAATTCAATGGTAACTGACCAACTTGGATCCCACATTCAAGCTATTGCAGAAGAAAAAGCTGCGATTGCAAAGGACCGAGTTCGTTACAATAACAAGATGACAGAAGCAAGCAAGAAGTTTAACAACTTCATGGTATCAAAGCTAGCTGAAGAACTAACAGAGTTTAGAAGTGACAGAGGCGTTCAAAACGAATCAGTTGCAAAGCTTGAGAAGTTTGTCATTCAAGCACTAGCTGAAGAGTTGTCAGACTTTCAAACAGATCGTAAAGATGTCGTTGAGACAAAAGTACGCCTTGTTAAAGAAGGTAAGCAACGTCTTGCACGTTTGGAGAAGAAATTCGTTGAACGTAGCAGCGCAGCAGTCAAGGAAATGGTTACCAAGAACCTAAGAGCTGAAATGACTCAACTCAAGGAAGATATTGAAAAGGCACGTGAGAATAGCTTTGGCCGCAGATTATTTGAAGCCTTTGCTGCTGAATTCTCAAGTAGCTACCTCAATGAAAATGTTGAAATGAAGAAGCTAGAGAAGAAACTCGCCGCTCTTTCAGGTCAACTATCTGAGAGCAGGAAAGCAGTCCAGCAGAAGGACAAGCTTGTTGAGTCTAAGAACCGTGAAATCAAAGTAATCAACGAAACAGCACAAAGAGACAAGACTCTCGGCGAACTGTTGAAGCCCCTAAACAAAGAGAAGGCCACAGTAATGCGTGAACTTCTTGAAAACGTTCAAACTGACCGTTTACGCGGTGCATTTGAAAAATATCTACCAGCAGTACTAGACAATAACGTAGTAAGACAGAAGGCAGTGCTTTCCGAATCTACAAGAGAAGTAACTGGTAACAAACTTACTGCAAGAACTTCTGAAGATAAGAGCAACATTGTTGAACTTAAGAAGTTAGCAGGACTATAACCCAAGGTAAAGTTAGGAGAAAACTTAAATGACTAATCTACTTGAAGGCCGTTGGGACGAAACCCGTAGTGCCCTTTTAGAAGGACTAAACGGTAACCGTCGTACATCAAT